TTTCGGGTAATTCACCGCCATCATGCCGTTATCACCTTGCGCTACAGCATCGGGCATGACACGTCGAACGTCTTGCGCCATTACGCCGCCCGTTCGTTGATCATCGCCCTTGTAGTTGTAGTCATAACCGGAAAGTTTCCCAATTTGGGAGAGCGGCGAATCCATGCGATCAATGTTTTCCTTCATGCGTTTGTCTGAAGGTGCAAACAAGTAGGCCAACGACGCCAAAGTGCTAACACCCTGACCGATCTGCTGACCAGGCGACATGCGTTGCGTTGTGACTTGTTCATTCTGCGCAGGAAACTGACCAAGGCCAGCCTGAAGAATGCCAAGTTGCTGCAACGGATATTGCTGTTGGCGTAAAAAGTCTTGGTAAGCCAAATCAAGTTGCTGTTGTTGCAAGCCTTGCTCAATGCCGCCAACTTGCATAAGTTGTTGCGCTTGTGCTTGGCGTAAAGCATCTTCAGCGCCACCGGCACTAAGCAATTGCTGCGCCTGTTGGCTGCGAATTGCTTGTTGCTGTGCACCTAGCCCTGCCAGTTGCGCAGCCTGCGCCTGGCGAGCCGCAACATCTTGCGCGGCAAGTTGTGCGGCTTGCGTAAACCCTTGACTTGCTAATTGTCCTGCGGTTTGGCCTGCGGCCATAAGTGCTGCTTGATTCGTTAAGCCTTCAACAATGCCCTGGCGCGATCCGCCAAAGGCGCGGGCGCGAGTGGCGGCGGCCAAATTGCCAAGTTGCTGCTGTTGGCGCTGCGTTTCAATGTTTTGCAGCGCCGTGTTGATCACTTGCGTTTGGAATGGATTCACAAACTGACCAATGTTTTGCGCAATGCCTGATGGTTGCATCGCCAGCGACGTTGCGTAATCAACGGTTGCGGTTCCAGGACCAACTTGCCCGGCTTGCGCTAACTGCTGTAAGCCAAGTGTTGTGGCGGAAGTTGGTTCAACTTGCGCAAGACGCTGCAAACCGGTGAGCGTAGCTTGAGTCGGTGCCGCTATACGTGCGCCTTGGTATGGCGTGTAAGGCTGATCGGCAATTTGCTGCGCTCTGCCGTATACATCAAGCGCTGCCGTCTTAAACTCTGGATCAAGTTCAACGCGAGTTGTTGATCCGCCGCCGCTTTTGCTCATAGTGATAACTCCTTGGACATAACCGTCCAACATTCCTTGTAATCTTCATCCGCCAAAAACGAACGAATCCAACCTCGTCTTCCGGATAGTGTGATCATGTTGCATTGGATATGACGCGCCCACGATTCAATGATCGGGCGCATCGCTGAAAGTTCTTCCAGTTTGCCGCCTGCCAAAAAGTAATGAAGGCACTTCTTTTGCGGGTAAACGTGGACTTCAGTAATGACTGCTGATTGCTGACCGGGCCAAAATTGCATCGCCTTGTCAATAACCGCTTTGCGTATGTCTTCAATGGTATGCGTTCCATGACTAAAGCGCAACGCCGCTTCGAGGTATGGAGAACATCGATTCCAATGCGCTAAATCATTCACGCTGCGCCAAATCCGAGTAATGTTTGACCCGCCACAGAAGGAAATCCGCCAGCCAATAAGCCTTGGCTAAACGCGCCTGGCGCAGTGCCTAGCATTGCCATAGGCTGCGCTCGTTGAGCGGACGCCACACGCGCAAGTTCTAGTAGGTCTTCATTCTTTTGCTGACCAACGCCCGTGTTGATAACGCTCAACGCTTGGTCGTAATTCAATCCGCTATTGAGCAAATCATTGAAGTAAGACGCCTTACCTTCAGCGTCACGCGCTTGCAGTTCAGGCGCCATCTGTACAGTCTGACCAAGTTGGCGGAGAAAGTTGAACTGCTGTGGTGTTTGGAATCCAATTGATGAACCAACGATGTTTTGAATCTGCTGATCACTGTAACCTTGACCGCGCAATTGGTTGTAAAAAGCCGCCTTGTCTAACGCCGTTTTGGTGGACACATCGCGCACTTGATTCATCAACGCTTGGTTTGCCGCCAACAATCCAGCCGTTGGCGACTCATTGGCAAGCAATCCACGATTGACCATTCCGGTCACAATGTTTGCAGTTGGCGCTGCCGCCTGCATGGCGGCAATATTTGCCGCTTGCGTTTGCCGTACTTCGGATGCCGTTGGAATATCGCTAAAAAGCCCTTGCTCCTGGCCGTATCCATAGTTAAGCAAACCCGTTGGTGCTAACCCTGCGCGTGCTTCGTAGTCGCCAAGCGGCGCAATGTTGTACTGCATTTCGCCTGACTCAAGGCGTGTGCCGCCAGTGCGCTCGGTCGTGCTGCGTCCCGTTCTTGGAATGGGAATGCCAAGTTGCTCAAATGACGTGGCTTCAACTGGTGTTGGGTCGAGCCTTACAATTTCACCCCGAATCTGCGCTGGCGAGTAACCCTTCTTGAGCAAAGTTTGCACATAGCCTTTTTTCGTTTCAAGCGATGCGTCACGATTCCAATCAAGGCCAAAAATCTTCAATGTGCGCGACTCTGCTGGCTTTGCCGTTGTTGCCCCGCCAGCTGTTGCTCCTCCAGCATTTGTTTCTGGAAGCGCTAACCCAAGTAAATTGAAATTTGATTCGGTTAGCGCCGCTTTGTTTGGCTCAAGTCTTGAAATCTCAGCGCGAATGTCGGCAATGTCATATCCTGAATCGATCATATCCTGGACAAGATTTTGCTTTGCACCAAGCGATGCGGTCGTGTCCCACTTAAAAGTTGCAAATGGATATAGGATTGCCATCTCAGATTCCTTACATGGTAGTGGCGCTTAAGACGCCAGCGTTTGACACCGCCAGTGAGTAACGCGTGCCATTAGGCGAACGAATAATGATCAATTCATCCTGACCCATTTCGATGTTAGTGTTCTTCTTGCGGTTTAATGCGTCAGCCAATTCCAAAGCACGCCGAAACGATTGCTCCTCGATTTGGTTGTATTCAACACCAGGGCGCGGTAGCTTCATCGCTTGCTGCCTTGCCTGGCGTTGAATCGCATGATGCCAACTCGCCAATCGGTATTGTTATTGCCATTGACGCGTACCTTCATTTGCCTGCCCTGTAAGCGCACTGACGTTGGGTTGGCTAACGAATACGGACCATGCGTTGTTTCTGTAGCGGTAGGATACAAGCGCGTTTTGAATGTTGCCGTAACATCACCAAGTGTCAAATCATCCGGTATGAGTTGGTCCGCCACAAGCAAATTGTCGCCCATACCAATTTGATATGGCCCCGATTCAGCATATGGTGCGTTGCCATCATAGTTCCATCCGGCCTCATGCTCATAAACATAACCATCAACGGAACACATCAATGGCGATGTAAATACGCCTTGACCTGTACCGACAGTGCGTGCAAGCGTTCCAATTGTCCAGTGATTTTCTCTGTAATTCCACACCACATAACTGTCAATTTCGTTTGATTCGGATGACGGGTAAAACCAAATGATTTCGGCAAATTTTGAGTTGTGAATTGCGTTGACTTTGCTGATTTGCCCGCGATTAATGTTGCTAAATACATAGTCAGAAACATCAGAGGAAAGCGGCTTGACGTAACCGTCATAAACCCAAAACCCGGATGACCCCATCCATACGGCAAACGTGTCGGCAGCAGCAACGCTTAACACGCCCACCGCGCCACACCCTGTTCCAACCTTCTCAAACCCGTAAACGTATGGCGGACCCTGGTACTGCGCCAAGTGGGCATCCACATCCGTCAAGATCAATACGCCACCGCGAACGCGCCTAGCGCAAATAATTGATCCTGGCGTTGAAAGGATAAAGTCACCGGCCTGGTTCGTTGCTGCTGGCGTCCATACGGTGTTGTCTTCCTGGTCGGACCATTGCACTTTGCGCGGATCGCCGCCAGCGCCAAGCGCAAACAAAAAACGCTCTTCAGAAACAATCAATCCTTTGCAACTCGTTGGTGCATTGGTAATGGCAACGGCTTTAGTTGGCGTGGCAAAGTCTAACTGCCACTCGTATAACTTTCCGTCATAGTCTGAGCACGCCACAAGATATTGGCCCCAGTTGTCCATTGACCAAGTGGTGGCAGGCAGCACGCCGTTAACGCTTGAAGGGATGCGTGCAACACCATAGGCTTGTTCGCCGTAATCTTGATTGCCGTAACCGGTAGACCCTAAAGCGTCAGTGCGCCCTGCGCTAAAACTTGTTGGTGTAATGTCAGCCTGATCGCCATCGCCCTGGTAAGCGTAAAGTTTTGAAGCCGTTCCAACTGCGAGCCAAATATTTGCCGAGTTATCGCGCCAGGCGTACATACCACGCGGAACGCCTGAAGCCTGAGCGGTTGTCCATTTACGCCATCCACCCATAGGGCGAAGCGTACCTTCAAACCAACGCACGAGGTTTGCGTCATACCAACGCCCTTGAGACTGATATTCAGTTCCGTTTCGGTAAATGCCTGGCGGTAATTTGATGGGGACAAGTGGCATGATTAGTTGCTCATGTAAAGGGCCATTTCATCGCGGCGGCGTTTGACCAGGCCCGGCAACTCTTTCCCTGCCGCTTTAGTCCACATTCTAAAGGCAAGTGCAGCGCCCGTATAGTCACCGCGATTATGGCGCATCCTTAACGTTGATCGCTGAAGGTTGCCTAGTCCCACATTGAACGAAAATGATGTGAGTGCATCAATGCGAGACTGAGTAAGACCAGCAGGACACAATCGTAGTACGCCAGCCTCAAAGCGGCGTAAGTCCTTTGTAAGTATCTCATCAACTTCCGCCATAGATAGTGTGCGATCCCAACCCGCTGGAATAGGCAAGGCTTTGCGCTCTTCAACTTTGACGTTGATGTGCGATGGGTCAATGACATGGCCCACACCCACGGTCCAAAGTAACGCCGGGCAGCGATAAGGGCGCACGCGCACACCTTCGTGATGCTTGATCATTTGGAGGGCGCGTTCGCTGATCATTTCGCAAATGCTCGTGACCCAAAGTGAAAGGCCACAATCGCGGCCCAAATCTGCTGCGTATCGTCATCCCATAGCTGGTCAAGCATCAAATCGAATGGCACATTGGTTGTCCACGCGTACCAGAATCCGCCAATCTCAACAAATACAAGCAACATGAACATGCCATAGGTAAGCACTGGACGCACCAATGCTCTAGCGTTCTTGACCCACTGACTCGTTCCTTCGCCAATCGCAATGTCATGAGCGTAAAGCGCTTTCATCTCTTCGGCTTGCGTTTGCATGGCAACTTGCTCGGTGTGAATCTCTTCGATGCGTTGCTGCGCAAGCAATCCCATGGCGGCTAACTCGCGCTCACGCTCGTTTTGCATACGGGCAAGTTCCAGCTCATGCGCCTTGTCCTTGGAGTCTTGCCAAAGGTCAAGCAACTTAGGCACGCCCCCGGCCAAGAATGACAAGAGCGTTGATAAAAGCGTCATCATGCTATTTCAGCTTGAACGCCAAGTTGATCAGCAAAAGAATGCTTGTTCCTGCCGTGGTCATAAGGATCATCTCCAAACGCTTAAGCCTGGCGTTGATCTGAGCATATCGTTCATCGCACACCGCTTCGTGAACCTCAATGCGTTTTAACGCTTCAGAATCACCGGATGTCATGATGCACCTTACTCAGCCTGCTGCGCTTTTACTTCAGAGGCTACTTGAAGTTGTGGCGCTACTTGCTCTTGAATGGCTTGTACGATCTGAAACACTTCACCAT